CGTTCGACGATGCGCTGCTCGACCTCGCCCTTGGCGGCGGGCTCGACCACCTTCACCCGCTCGATGGAATAGCCGACCGAGACATTGCGGATGATGCCGTCGCTGATCAGGCCGAACATGCGGTCGGCGGCCTGGTCGAGCCCCTCGCGCGGGAAACGGATGGTGGCCTTGCCTTCCTTGCCCTCGATCCAGGCGCGTTCGACCACGCCCACCTGCGAATGCGAGGACCAGACCGAATGGCTGTCGAGCGCCGGGGCCCCGGCATTGAGGCGGGTCAAGTCCACCGCCCTGTCGCTGACCTCTAGGATCTCGTCGAAGGGGACGGAGGTGTCCCATCCAGTCCAGCGCCGCCGTCGAACAGCCGCGCCGGTGGTGAAGACGACGTCGACGGAGCGCGCCTCGGTGTTGACGGTGGCGGGCAGGATCGGCGCGCGCCGCAGCTGCATCGGCAGGGCGACCGGGACCTCCATGATCGTGTCGGGCATGGCCCTATTCCTTCTCTGGTTCGGATGCGGGGGCGGCCGGGTCGCTGTTCGGTTCGCTGGTCGGGTCGCCCGCCTGCGCGCTGCCGGTCTTGGTGACGCGGCGCGGATCGCTGTCGAGCACGAGGCCGAGGCCATCGAGCTTGGCGTTGGTCGCGGCGATTTCCGCGAGGACCGCGTCCGGGTTGTGGCCCTGCCGGGCAATGGCCTGCGCCAGCGTCATGGTGCCGGTCCGGATCGCCAGCAGGTCGGCCATCGCATCCTTGTAGGGATCGACGGCATCGAACTTCGGCGGCGACCATTCCACCGGGATATCCGGTGTCGGGATCTGCCCTGCTGCCCATGCGGCTTCCGTGAACCAGCGCCACACCGGCGCGCAGAGCATCGGGATGAAGAGCTGCCACTGGACGGCATCGATCATGCGGCGGAACTCCACGAGCCCCGCCCGGATCGAGGAATAGTTGACTTGAGACAGGTCCCCGGTCAGCAGCTCATAGGGCACCCGGAACCCGGCCGAGATCGTGTGCAGGCTGGCGCGCTTGTATTCGCCATAGCCGCCGGTGGCGGCGGGCTGGTTGAACCGGATGTCCTTGCCGCCGCGGGCATAGGCGATCAGCCCCGGTTCGAACTGCTCAACCCGGTTGCCGTCGGCATCGACCACCGAGGGCGCGATGCCCTGCTGCGCCTCGTCGTCGCCGAAGACGATGGCGGTGACGCAGGCCTCGGTCTTCTTGCGGACCAGTTCCGCCACCTCGTAATCGTCGAGATCGCGCAAGGACCGGATCACCGGCGCGCCCCACGGAACCCCGCGCGCCTGCGTGCGCTGCTTTTCGTAGACATGGGCGATCTCGGTCGCGGGAACCGGGCGGCTGTCGAGCCCGCCGCGCAAGGCGCCATGGGCATCGCCGGGGTGTTCCGGGTGCAGCCAATAGGCGCGGCGTTTGCCGACCGGGTCGAATTCGATGCCTTGCACAATACGACCCGCGCCGACGTTGCTGGACTTGGTCGCGTCGAGGAAGTCCGCCTCCAGCACCTGCAATTGCAGCGGCACCGGCAAACCGTCCGACGACCGGCGCAACCTTCGACGCACCAGCACCTCGCCCGCCTCGACCATTTCGCGGCAGATCAGCGTCTGCAGCCCATAGAAATCCAGCTGGCCATCGGCATCGCAATCCGCTGTCCAGCGCTCGAACAGGGCATCGACCTTGCGGTCCAGTTTGTCATCGCCACTCGCAGCCCGGGGCATGATGCCGCTGCCCACGATGTTATTCACCAGCACCGCCACGGCCTTGGCCGCATGCGGGTTGTTGCGCACGAGGTCGCGCATCCGGTCGCGCAACAGCGCCCCGGCGACGCCGATCTCGGTGTCGGCCGAGGATCCCGGCGCGCGCCATCCGTCCGTGCGCCGCCCCTTGGACGCGCCGTCATAGCCGCGCGTCAGGGTTTCGAAGGCCTGCCGCGCCAGCACGCGCCGGGCCGCAATGCGCGGGGCGACCGAGGCGATGGCATGGTCCATCCAGTTCGCGGGCATCAGCGATCCCCACGGCTGAAGCCCGCCAGCCCGGCAATTGGCAATGGCCGCGCAGTGCCCGCGATGGCGCGTTCGATGGTCCGGATGCGGCCCAGCAGATCCTCTGCCGAGCCGTAATCCACCGACTTGCCGTCATAACTGACCCGGGTCGTGCCGCTGGCATAGGCCCGGCGCAATGCAACCAGCTCCGTTTCTGTCCAGTCGGTCATCAGAACCATCCTCCGCGTCGGCCAAGCCAATCCGACTGCCGTTTTCCCTGGGGTGCGGCTTGCGGCCGGTTGACCCGACCCGCACCATCGATTTCCGTTGGCGCCGCCCCGAGTTGATCCTCGAGATCGCGCCATTTCTCGGCGGTCCAGCGATCCGCGCCTGCGATCCAGGCGGCGGCGCGGGCGTAGACCCGGCAATCCAGCGCCTCGTTGCGTTCGCGCAGCTTCTGCCATTCGAGCCGGGCAAAGCCGCGTTTCGTGCGCACCGTCACCAGCTGCTCAGCCACAAACTGCTTCAGCCATTCGTTCTCCACCCAATGCGGCAGGTGCACCGAGCCGGGCGGGAACGCCGCCCCTTCGGCCGTGTCCTCCTCGGTCGGCCGCGCCAGCCGCAGGAAGCGGTAGGTCTCGGCCTTGAAAGTCGAGACCGCCACGGTCCAGAGCCGCGCGCCGCGCCGCAGCCGCTTGCCGCCCTCGGTCGCATCCACGAAGGTCGGCCCCGACACTGGGCTCGAACGGTTGAACCCTTCGACGCCTTTCACCGGCGACACCTGCCCAAACCCTTGCGCCCGCGACCAAGAATAGACTGCCGGAGCCTCGTAGCCGGTGTCGATGGCAAGCCGGGCGATGCGAAGATGAGCGCCGCGTTCGTGCGGCCAGGACCGGTCCAGCAGCGCGGTCAGTTCCGACCACGCGTCATGCCGGTCCGGCCCGCCTTCGATCACGACATGATCGACGAGCCAGCTTTCGAGGCCCCGACCCCAGGCCCAGACATCGACCTCGATCCGGTCCTTCTGCACATCAGCCCCGGCGGTCAGGAACAACCCGCCCGCTGGCACCATGTCGGATTTCCAACGCTCGCGCCGGTCGTAGAGCCTTTGCCAGTCTGGCGCTTCCCCGGTTTCGACCCATGTCTCGCCAAGGATCGTGTTCCGGAACGCCTTGATCGCCTCGTCCGAGCCTTGGGCCGCTTCCCATGACCGCACGATCCGCTCCCAACTCAGCCAGCCGATCGGCGAGTAAAGCGCCGAGAGGTGATACCCGACCGTGGTCGGATCGGCGGCAACGGCCGTCGCCCGCCATTCGCCAGCCTCCAGCATCGCCGTCTTGTGGTGCTCGCCGATGGGCGCATCACACCCTTCGCAGTGATATTCCGCCGTTTCCGGTTTGCCTTTCTGCCAGCGCAGCCGGTCGAACTTCAGCCACTGCGCGTGACCGCAATGCGGGCACGGCACGAAGAACCGGCGCTGGTCGGATGCCTCGTATTCCCGTTCGATCCGACTCAGCCCCCGGATGGTCGGGGTCGAGACCAGGAAGACCTTGCGCCGATGGGCAAAGGTCAGCGACCGCGCTTCGGCCAAGGTGACCGGATCGCCTTCCTCGTCGGCCGAGGCGGGATAGGCATCGACCTCGTCGAGGAAGATGTATCGCGCCGGGGTCGAGCGCAGCCCGACCGCCGAGTTGGCCCCTGTCATGATCAGGATGCCGCCCGCGAACTCCTTCGACAGCATGGTGTTGCCCGCGTCGCGCGAGCGCGCGGGCTTCACCCGCTCCCGCAGTTCCGGGCTCTCGTCGATCAGCGGGTCGATCCGCTGGCGCGAGTTCCGTTTCGCCAGTTCCACGGTCGGCTGGACCGCCAGCATCGGACCCGGCGCCTGGTGGATCGCGAACCCGATCCAGTTGTTGCCTGCCTCGGTCGCCCCGACCTGTGCCGCCTTCATGAACACGATGCGCTGCATCACATCGCCGGGCGACAGCCGGTCCATGATTTCGCGCATGTAGGGCGTGCGCGCCGTGCGATAGCGCCCGGGCTCGGCCGAGGCGCGGCCCGAGAGCATCCGGTGCCGATCCGCCCATTCCGAGACGGTCAGGTCCGGGTCGGGCCGCAGCCCGTTGCCCCAGGCGCGCAGGATCTCGCCTGCGCCGTCAAAGTCCGTCAGTGCGTCATCATCACCGGAAGTCGGGCCGGACCTCGGCGAGTTCGTCGAGGTGGGCGCGTACATGTTTTTCCAGCACCTTCTGCATCGCGGCTGGCTCCACGGTGATCTGTTGGCCCGTCGCGTCGCTGGATGAGCCCGAGAGCTCGGCCGCCATCAGCGCCGCCGCGCGCGCGGGCCAGTTAACCCACGTGTCCCGTTCCTCCCGCGCCAGGCGGAACACCAGCGCCAGCGCCCGGGCCCGCTCGATCAACTCCCCCTTCAGCTTCTGGAGCCGGATGCGCCGTTCCTGGGCCTTCAGCACCTCGTTCGCGGTTTTGGCCTGCAGGAAGGTCGTGCCGCCGCCGACCGCCGGCACCGCCAGACCCTGTTCGCGCAGCGTGTCGCCGACGGCGGCGACCGCCGCCTCGGGGACAGGCTTCAGCTTCGGCGCGGGCGGCTTGCGGGTCTTCGATGGGTCCGTCGTCTCGGCTCGCCGGGCATCGCTGGCAGCCGCGTTGATGCTGCCGTCCGGATAGAGGACCAGCCGTTCGGCCGTCTTCGCCTTCTGGATCGCGCCCCGCGACAGCCCG